CCCCGCGCCCGCCAACCTGCGGGCCCTCGACGCCGCCCTCGACGTCGAGCGCGAGGTGTTCGACATGTGCGACGCCGTCGCCGAGCGCGTGCAGCTCCCCGCCCGCGACCGCGCCGGCCGATGGACACTCGGCAGCGACCCGAGCGACCCGCGGTTGTGGCACGTGCCCACGTACCGCGACGCGGGCCCGACGACGATCGCCTCGACAGGGTCGCGCGTGTTCGGGCTGCATTGGGCCGCCGTATGGCTGGAGGGCCGCGCCCTCGACGACGACCCGGCCGACCGCGCCCTGTTCGCCCCCACGCCGGCGACCCTGGTCGACCAGATCGCCGACGTCGCCCGCACTGCGCGCCGCAGCGTCGAGGGCGCACTCGGCCGCGCCGCCCGGACGATCACGCTCGACGACGCGTGCCCGTTCTGCCGCGCCGGCAGCGTCACCGTGCACAACGGGGGAGGGGACCCGCGACAGGCCGTGGCGACCTGCTCGACCGGCCCGTCGTGCCCGGCACCGGTCGAGGCCGAGGGAGGCCGCCGGGCGTGGCGTGGGCCCGCCCTGGTCGGCCTGTTGACCGCCCTCGACGCCCGCCGTACCGCGCCCGCGGCATAGGGCGCAGCAGGCCGTACGCCCCCGGGGAGCGCTACCCGGGGGCGTCGCCGTATCCACTCCGGTCACGGTTTGATAACGCACCTCTGTAACGGTTGCTGCAATGGTTGCTGTAGCCGCTACTGTAGGCATTCCTGACGGGCCCTCACCCCGACAGGACCGCCGGACCTCACCCGGCACCACACCGACCAAGGGAGCGACCCCATGGCAACCGTGATTCCCGGCGCCCTCGCCGACCACCTCACCACCGAGCCCCCGCTCGACCTCGACACCCGCGCCGCTCTCGACGCCGCCCGCCGAGGCCGCGGCCGGACCCTGGTCATCGAGCCGAAGACGATCGCCGTCCTGCACGTCATCAGCCGCAACGCCGAGCACCTGCTCGCCGACGCCTACGCCACCACCCCGCAGAAGCGCGCCGCCCGTAAGTGGCTCGCCACCGCCGGCCGCGCCCCGCAGATCGTCACCACCCGCTACGCCTCGACCCGCGAGGCGTACGACGCCGCCATGAGCAGCGACACCGTTCGGAACGGCGACGTCCTGGTCGTCGAGGCCGAGGCCGCCGTCGCGTTCCTGTGGAAGTCGCACCCCGTCGCCGTCACGACCGCGCACGGCGAGTTCCACCGCGCCGAGGGCGACCCGCGCGAGGTCGACGCGAACACCGGCCCGGCCGTTCGTATGGCGATCGACGTCGCCCACCTGATCGGCGCCCCCCTCGCCCGCGCCGAGGACCAGGCCGAGGCCGAGCAGGCCCTCGCCGAGGCCGCCGCCGCCGACGCCCCCGAAGCCATGCCGACCGTCGAGGAGCAGGCCGCCCGCCTGTCCGTCCGCCGCTACATTGCCCGCGAGTTCCCGTCCGTCGCCGACCTGCTCGGCATCGACCGCGCCACCGTCGACGCCGTCGAGGACGACGCCCAGGCCGTCGACGTCGAAGCCCTCGCCGTCACCGTCGCGTGCCCGACGTGCCACGTCGCCGCGGGCGCCCGTTGCATCACCCGCGCCGGCAAGCCCGCCCGCGAGCAGCACGGCCGCCGTTTCGAGGCGTTGGAGCAGGCCGCCGGCATCACGCAGCACCGCGCCGCCGCTCGCCGCGAGGCGGAGGCCCGCGGCGGATGGGTGGCCACCCTCGACCGCAAGGCCGAGGGGGACCTGATGACGGCCTACGCCGCCCGCATCAACGCCGCCGCCGAGGCCCGCCTCGACCAGGCCGAGGCCGAGGCCGCCGAGGGGTTCGAGCGCTCCGCACGGGCCGTCGACGCCGTCGAGCACGCCGAGCAGGTCGAGGCCGCCGTCGAGACCGTCGAGGACGCCGAAGCCGTTTACGCCGCCGCCCTGGTCACCGAGGCCGACGCCACCGACGGCACGTGGCGGGGCGCATGGATCGGCGAGCAGCAGGCCGACGGCGCCCTGTTCACCGTCGAGCGTCCGACCGATCAGGGCGCCCTGTTCGACGGCCGCGCCGCCCAGTAAGCAACCCCACCGGCCCGCCCTCGACCGGGGGCGGGCCCCGACCCGCACCGGCAGGAGCACCACAAGATGAGCAACGAGCAACCGCCCCGCGACGACAAGCAGGACGCCGCCCGAGGAGCGGCGCCCGAGAAGGCCAGTGACCGCCTCGCCGCTCAAATGCTCGGCCTGATCAACCAATACGAGCGCGAGCGGGCCGCCGCCCGCGCCGCCCAGGGCGACACCAATCCGTACGACCTCGCACCGTACGAGGACGTGCACGGCGTCACCAACGAGTACGAAGCGGCCCGCGACAGCGACGACCCGCGCGCCCTCGACCAGTTCCTCGACAACCTCGCCGAAGACTTCCACCTCGACGACGTTCGAGCCCTACGCGTGGCCAGCGTCGCCGTGCAGGCCGCCATGGGCCGAATCGCCCTCGCCGCCCGAGAGAAGGGGATGAGCCCCGACCGGATCGCCGCGGAGACCGGATACACCGCGAGCCGGATCGCTCAGTTCATCCGCGAGGAGAAGCAGCGCCGCGCCGCCGGCGCCCAGTAGAGCCCGCACAAAGCAGCGGGCCCGCCCGGTTCCTCACAAACCGTATGGGCGGGCCCTGACCACCGAACAGGAGCGACCCCAAACGATGGCTACCGCACAGCGTAACCAGCAGCCCACCCCGCCGAAGCCGGGCACCCGCCCGTCGATCCGCGTCGACGACCAGCTCGCCGCCGACCTCGCCGTCGTGATGCGTACGGGCGTCAACCTGTCCGACGCCGTGCGACGCGCCGTCCGACAGCTTGCCGACCAGTACCGCACCGCATGGAGCGAGGGCGTCGTGCCCGTCGGCACCGCGCCAATCCTGCTCGCCTACCAGCTCCAGCAGCACCCGGCCATGACGCCGACCCGTCCGACGCCCACGCCCGCCCCGACCAGCGGGTATGACGCCCGTCGGACGCCGCCGGCACCTCCCGTCGGACGCCCGGCCGCACCCGTCACGCCCCCGTCGGCACCCGCCGCCGGCCGCGGGCCCTCGATGCGACGTCCCGGCCCCATCCCCAGCGTGCCCGTGCGCCAGGCGTAGCACGCGCCGCCCCCACCGTCGGACACCGCCGACCGGTCGCGCCCCCCGCGTACGCGCGCGGGGGCGCACTCGTGATCATCGCGCTTGCGCCGTTATCGATTCGTGACCTAGAGTTGGGGCCGTCTCCGGTGTGCCCGGAACTCCCCAGACCCAACGCCCCGCCGGCCCCCGTTCCCGGCGGGGCGTTCGCATGCCCCGGCGAGGAGGTGACCGCCGATGGCACGCCCCATCACGGACGCCGACCGCCGCAAGGTGCGCGAGCTGCACGCCGCGGGCAAGTCCCGTAACCAGATCGCCCGCCAGATCAACAGGTCGCCCTCGACCGTGTCGAAGATCGCCGGATCGTTCGACCCCCCGTTGACGTTCGACCGCGCCGAGCAGGTCGAGGCCGCGACCCGCGTCCGTACCGCCGACCTCGCCGCACGCCGCGCCGGCCTCGCCCTCGACCTACAGGCCGCCGCCGAGCGCCTGCTCGGCCAACTGTGGCAACCGACCACGCACGGGGAGTTCGCAGGCCGCGACGGCGAGTGGCACGAGACCCACCTCGCCCAACCCCGGTTCGCCGACCAACGGCAGATCATCGCGTCGGTACAGACCGCCGTCGGCACCTCGATACGCCTCGCCCCGGCCGAAGGCGGAGAGAACGCCGAGAAGGTGCGTTCGATGCTCGGCGCACTCGGCGAGGCACTGACGCACGCCGCCACCGACGACCAGGCCCACGACGACGACGGGGGCGACGCCGGGGGGTGAGCACCGTTGCTCGACCTCGACCGTCTGCCCCTGTCCCGTAAGCAACTCCGCTCGATTGGGCAGGCGACCGCCCGTATCAACCTTTGGCATGGGTCGGTCCGGTCCGGTAAGACGATCGCCTCGCTACTGGCGTTCGTCATCGCCGTTGCCACGGCCGGACCGTCCGGCCTGATCATCGTTGTTGGCCGGTCGTTGCAGACGATCGAGCGCAACGTGTTGGAGCCCCTACAGGACCGCGCCCTATTCGGCCCCCTCGCACGGCACGTCGTGCACACCCGCGGGGCGACCACGGCAACGATCCTGGGGCGCACCGTCCACCTGATCGGCGCCGCCGACGCCCGCGCCGAGGGCCGCCTACGTGGACTTACCGCGCAGCTCGCCTACGTCGACGAAGCGACGTTGCTCCCCGAGGCGTTTTGGACCCAGCTACTCGCCCGGTTGAGCGTCCCGGGCGCCCGCCTGTACGCCACGACGAACCCCGACTCGCCGCGCCACTGGTTGAAGGTCGGATACCTCGACCGGATCGCCGAACTCGATATGCGGGCGTGGCACTTCCGCCTCGCCGATAACCCGTCCCTGTCCGCCGAGTACGTCGCGTCGCTCGCAGCCGAGTACACCGGCCTATGGCGGAAACGCATGATCGACGGCGCATGGGTGGTTGCAGAGGGCGCCATCTACAGCGAGTGGGACGAAGACCGGCACGCCGTCGACGAGTTGCCCCCCATGCGCCGCCACTGGTTGGGCGTTGACTATGGCACGACGAACCCTTTCTCGGCCGTCCTGCTCGGTCTCGGCGCCGACGACCGCCTGTACGCGGTCGCCGAGTGGCGATTCGACTCGCGCGCCGCCCACCGCGCCATGACCGACGCGCAGTACAGCGCCGCCGTCCGGGCGTGGCTCGCCGACATGGACGTCGCCCCCGAGTGGACGTTCATTGACCCGAGCGCGAAGTCGTTCAGCACCCAACTATGGCAGGACGGGCACCCAGGCGTCGCCCGCGCCGACAACACCGTCGCCGACGGCATCCGATCCGTGGCCGCCCTGCTCGCCGCCGGCCGCCTGTTCGTGCATCGGTCGTGCGACGGCCTGCTCGGCGAGCTACCCGGTTACTCATGGGACCCCAAGGCCACCGAGCGGGGCGAGGACGCCCCGTTGAAGATCAACGACCATTCGTGCGACGCACTGCGCTACGCCATCCACTCGACCTCGCACGAGTGGCGCCACCTGCTCACCGCGCGCACGCCCGACCCCACGACCAGGAGGTGAGCCCGAATGGCACTGCCCGAGAACGGCGCAGCGTGGCCGCCCCCCGAGTGGGCCGCGTACTACGACCGGATCGCCGTCGACGACGCTTGGTACTCCGGCGACCGGGGCCGGCTCGCCCGCATCTACGGCCGCGAGACCAAGACGCCGCGCCGCCGTCTGTGGAGCCGCCGCAGCACCGCGCGCCGCCCCGGCCGTGACACCCGCCTACACGTCCCCCTCGCCGGCGACATCGCCCAGACGTCCGCCGACATGCTGTTCTCGGACATGCCGCGGATCGTCGTCGACGACGCCCGGACACAGACCCGCCTCGACCAGATACTCGACGCCGGCCACGTTCAGCAGATGCTTTTGTCGGCCGCCGAGCAGTGCGCCGCCCTGTCCGGGGTCTACCTCCGCGCCACGTGGGACCGCGACCTAGTCGACCGGCCGCTACTCACCGCCGTACAGCCGGACAACGCCGTGCCCGAGTTCCGATTCGGCATGCTCGCCGCGGTGAACTTCTGGCGTGAACTCACGGGCAGCACAACCCAACTTGTGTGGCGCCACGTCGAGCGGCACGAGCCCGGCCGCATCGTGCACGCCCTCTACCAGGGCAGCGGCGACAACATCGGCCGACGCGTCCCGCTCACCGAGCACCCCGACACCGTCGCCCTCGCCGGCAGCATCGAAAGCGACGGCGAGTCGACGACGACCGGAATCCGGCAGCTCACCGCCTGCTACGTCCCGAACATGACCCCCAACAGGCTGCACCGCGGTTCGCCGATCGGGCGCAGCGACTACGCCGCCCCGATTTACGACCAGCTCGACGGCCTCGACGAGGTGTGGACGTCATGGATGCGCGACATTCGCCTCGCCCGCGCGCGGCTGATCGTCCCCGACGGGTACCTACGGAGCAACGGCCCCGGCAAGGGAGCGTCGTTCGACGAAGACGCCGAGGTATACGCGCAGCTCAACATGCCGCCCACGGAAAACGGCGGCATCACGTTGAGTCAGTTCGATATCCGCGTCGAGGAGCACCAGCGCACGGCCGAGGCACTGACCCGGCAGGCCGCCCAGTCCGCCGGGTACGCCGCCCGTTCGTTCGGCCTCGACCAGGACGGAGGGCAGGCCCGGACCGCGACCGAGGTCGACAGCGACGACGATAAGAGCATGATCACGCGCAGGAAGAAGGCCGGCCACTGGAAACAGGGACTCGCCGACATCCTGCTCGCCCTGCTCGACCTCGACGCCGTGCACTTCCGTAGCGGAGTGATCCCGGAGCGCCCGCGCGTGGAGTTCCCCGACGGCGTCGCAGAGTCGCCCATGGACACCGCGCAGACCCTCGAACTACTCAACCGCGCGCAGGCCGTGTCGACCGCAACCCGGGTCAAGATCCTTCACCCGGAGTGGGACGACACGGCCGTAGCCGCCGAGGCCGCCGCGATCCTTCGGGAGACAGGTACCGCGGCTCCCGACCCGGGCGACACCTACCCGCTTGCCGCGTGACAAGCCAGCGTCGCGGCCTCAGAACAAAGCCGCCAGAAAGCCCAGCACCTCCCCAAAATTGGTCCCAAGAAACCCACCAACACCCGGAATGAGCATCGAATCCACCTCTTTTCTCATCAGTCGTGTTCGCTACTTTCCCGACCTGAACGTAGCTATTAGCTCCCTGCACGCATGTCACTCCTAAGAGTGAGCAGTCGCCAAAGCAGCGCTACGGGGGTGCAACCATGAGCATTCACCCCGGCATGGTCGAGCCCCTGGCCGAGACGACGCGCGACATGTACGCCGCCGCCGAGGAGCGGCTGTTGGGCATCATCGCGCGCCAGCTCGCCGCCGGCCTTGATGCGCCCGGGTGGGTCGAGGCCAAGCTCGCCGCCGTGCAGCCGCTACGCCGCGCCGCACAGGCCGTCGTCGACGAGCTGGGGCGCGCGACGCAACTCGAAGTGTGGGATGCGGTCGCCGAGGCGTACAACGTCGGGCACCGCGCCGCGGTCGCCGAGCTCGGCGCCCTGTCCGACGA